CCTAGATTTAGCTATATGCAAAATTAGATATCTAGGGTATAGCTATAACAGTTTAAGTTAAAACTAAAACTAATATATGGGAAAAGGAAGGAAAAAAATACCAACAAAAATAAAAAAAATGCAAGGGACAATTACTCCTAGCAGGATTTTAGAAAATGAAATGAAAGTTGATTTAATTTCAGATATTCCAGAAGCTCCAGAATGGTTATCAGAAATTGGAAAAAACGAATGGATTAAAGTAACAACTCAATTAAACAATTTAGAAATGTTGCATAATGTTGACTTGAGTTTAATTGAAGCTTATTGCAATGAAATTAGTTTATATTTAGAATGTGAAATGAAGCTTAGAAAAGAAAACCGCATAGATGAATTTACTAATAGTGAAGGGACAATTGTAAGGAGGCAAGCAAATCCTTTAGTAAAAATGAAAAATGATTCATTAAATAATTCATTAAAATTAGCTGCTCAATTCGGATTAACTCCAGTTGCAAGAGCTTCAATCTCTGCTCCAGTAACTAATAATAACACACAAATAAATAATTATTTTGACTAATGGAATATTATTTTGACAAAGAAGCCGCTTCAAAAGCGATAGGATTTATAGAAACATTTTGCTCTCATACAAAAGGAGAATTACACAATAAAAAATTAATATTAGAAGAGTGGCAAAAGAAAATAATTGGTGATTTATTTGGATGGAAAAAAGAAGATGGAACTCGTAAATATAGAACAGCATTTATTGAAGTTCCCAGAAAAAATGGTAAGTCTACCCTGTGTGCTGCAATAGGATTGTATATGTTATTTGCTGATAGTGAAAGAGGCTCTGAAATATATTCAGCAGCTGGAGATAGAAGCCAAGCAGGAATTGTTTTTGAGATAGCAAAACAAATGATAAACAATAATTCTGAATTAACTAAAAGAGCTAAAGTGTTTAGGAACTCCATAACTAATGAAAGCAAAGGAAATTTTTATCAAGCTATCTCTTCAGATTCCAAAACTAAACATGGTTTTAATGCTAACTGTATAATATTTGATGAATTACATACACAGCCAAATAGAGATTTATGGGACACCTTGTTAACTTCAACAGGTTCAAGAAGGCAGCCATTGTGTATTGCAATAACAACAGCTGGTTATGATAGACAATCTATTTGTTATGAAGTTTATGATTATGCTAAAAAAGTTAAAGATGGAGTGTTAGAAGATGAATCTTTTTATTCAGCAATATTTGAAGCTGATATTGATTGTGATATTACAGATGAAAATGTATGGAAAAAATGTAATCCAAATTATGGAATTAGTTTAAGAAAAGAATATATGGAAAGAGAATCTCAAAGAGCAATTGATATTCCTTCATATCAAAATACTTTCAAGAGATTAATGTTAAATATTTGGACTGATTCAGTCACTGCTTGGATAGGAAATAAAGAATGGGAGGCTTGTAAAGGTGAAATAAATTTAGAAAAATTAAAAGGAAAAGATGTATGGATGGGACTTGATTTAGCATCTACAAGAGATATATCAGCTCTAGTTTTATTATTTAAAGAAGATGATAAGTTTATTATTGTTCCATATTTTTTTGTTCCAGATGATAACGCTAAAAAAAGAAGTGAAAGAGATAAAGTAGATTATATATCATGGATAAAACATAATCATATAATATCAACTGAAGGTGATGTTGCTGATTATAATTTTATAAAGAAAAAAATTATGGAATTAGGAATGGAATATAGAATACAATCAATAGCATATGACAGATGGAATGCCAGCCAGCTAGTGATAGACTTAGTAAATGAAGGGATTCCAATGGCTCCTTTTGGACAAGGATTTAGGTCAATGAGCGCTCCAACTAAAGAAATGGAAAAGCTAATTTTAGGAACTCAAATAATACATAATGGAAATCCAGTAATGGATTGGATGTTATCAAATATAGTATTACAAGAAGACCCTGCAGGAAATATAAAACCAAATAAAGCAAAGTCCACTGAAAAAATAGATGGTATTGTTGCTTTAATTATGGCTTTAGGTGAATACATGACTGGTGAAGATATATCATCAGTTTATAATGATAGAGGATTATTAATGTTATGAAAGAAAAATTTATTTTAATTAGTGCTGATGGATTCGTTAAAGAATTTTGGCAAAGAGCAAAAGAGCATAAAACTTTAATTTCTGCTTATGAAGATTTAGAAAAAGAATATAAAGAGTGTTTTGGCAAAAGAAGATATTCAGATTATAATTCATTTAGAGTCTGTAGGGATAGAAAAATTAAAAACAAAAGAAACAATGTTACATAAAATCTTATTTATTAATTCGTAAAATTGCAAAAAAATTTATAGTGGGCATACTAAATTCTATTCAAAACATCTTTACATCACAACCAAAAAAAGAAACTCAAAGAAGTATTAATTATAACTTTGGCTTCGGAAATAAAATAACTGTAAGCCCATCTTCAGCTTTAACTTTTTCAGCTGTATGGGCCGCTATGCGTTTATTATCTGAATCAATATCATCTCTACCTATTAAGGTTTGTAAAAAAGAAAACAATGGAGATATTGTTGAGGTTGATAATGATTTATCTTTTTTATTAAAATACGCTCCAAATACATATCAAAATAAAGTAACATTTATTGAAAAAATAATGATGGATTTACTTTGTAATGGTAACTCATATGTTAGAATTATTAGAAATAATGCAGGAAGGCCAACAGAATTACTACCATTAAATTATGCTGGCGTTACTGTATATATGAGAGAAAACAAATTATATTATACATCAGATGAAGTCGCTGGGACTTTTGAATCACAAAATATGTTACATTTCAAGTTGATAACAGATGTTAATGCAACTAAAGGTGTAACGCAAACGGAGGGTGGAATTGTAGGTTTGAGCCCGATAGAACAAAATGCAAATGCTATAAGTTGGGGACAAAGTGTTGAAGAATATGGTCGGACATTTTTCTCTAACGGCGCCAAACTCTCCGGAGTATTAAAAACAGATAGAGCACTATCTGAACAAGCAATTGATAGGCTTCGCTCATCCTTTAATAATAACTATGCTAAACTTAGCGGCGCAAATCAAACAGCTGTATTAGAAGAGGGACTTGAATATCAGCCAATTAGTATATCAGCTGAACAAGCTCAATTCTTAGCTTCTAGACAATTTAGCATTGAAGAAATAGCTCGTATATTTAACGTGCCACCGCATTTATTAAAAGACTTATCTAAATCAAGTTTTAATAATATAGAAATGCAATCTCAAGAATTTGTAATATATTCATTAATGCCATATTTAACAAAGATAGAAATGGAAATGAATATTAAATTATTCAGAAAAAACTTAGTTGGAAAAGAATATGTAAAGTTTAATACAAACGCTTTACTTAGAGGAAATATAAAAGATAGAGCTGATTATTATAAAACAGCAATAACTAATGGATGGATGACTGTTAATGAAGTGAGAAGAAAAGAAGAAATGAATTCAGTTGGTGAAGTTGGAGATGAAAATTATCTACAATTAAACATGACTACATTAAATAAAGTAGGAGAAGATGCCAGCTAAAGAATGTCAAAACGGTAAATGGAAATGGGGAGAAACTGGAGAATGTAAATATGAATCTCAAGAAGAAGCCGAAAAAGACAATGAAGAATATTACGAATCAAATGAAGAAAAAATGGATAAAAGACATATTAAAAAAGTAATTGAAGATGATGAAACTATTACAATAGTTTATGGAAAATCTGAAGAATGGGAAGGTGTGGAAATTGATATGAAAGAAACTGTTGAAGAAGAAATTACTGATGATGCTACTGAAGAAGAAATTGTTGAAGAAGGTTATCAAGAAGAAGATGAAATTAGAAATATATGGGATAATAAATATGATAACACTATGGAAAAAAGATTATACACAATAGAAACTAGAGTTGAAACTAGAGAAGACAATAAAGAGGTTGTTGTTGGTTATGGAAGCATATTTAATTCTAGAAGTGAAAATCTAGGAGGATTTTATGAGTATATATCACCAGACGCAATAACAAATGATACAATTATAAATTCTGATGTAAGAGCTTTAATAAATCATGATGCTAATCTAATTTTAGCTCGTTCAACAAAAGGCGAAGGAAATCTTAAATTGAGCGTTGATGAAACTGGTTTACGTTATGAGTTTGCAATTCCTGAAACTTCATATGGAAAAGATTTAGCTATTAATATGAAAAATGGAAATATAACTCAATCTTCATTTGCTTTTACAATTGCTGATGGTGGCGATACATGGAGCACTGATAAAGAAGGTAGAGATATTAGAACGATAAATAAAATAGATAGATTATATGATATAAGCGCTGTTACATATCCAGCTTATTCAGAAGCTTCAAGCGGTTTAGTTATAGCTCAAAGAAGTTTACAATCATATAAAGAAACACAGAAAAAACAAAAAGAAGAAAACGATTTAGTGAAGAGGTCGCTGGCTACACTTAAAATTGAACTTGCAAAGCGAAAAAAATAAATGTATAATAATAAAAATAATAATATGAAATCAAGTATTGAATTAAAAGAGTTAAGGTCTGATTTTATCTCTAAGCTAGAAGTTATAAAAGAAACTTGTAAAGCGGAAGAGAGAGATTTGAACTCTGAAGAAAATACAGAAATGGATTCAATTCTTTCTAAGATTGATGATGTTGATGTAAAAATTGAAAGAGCAGAAAAGATTGAAAAAAATCTTAGAACTGCTGCAACAGTTTCAGGCGTAAAAGTTGAAACTAAAAAAGATAAGGATTTAGACAAATTTACTTTCGGAGCTGCTGTAAGAGCTGCTTATAGTGGAAAAATGGAAGGTATAGTGAAGGAAATGCATGAAGAAGCAATTTCTGAATCAAGATATACTGGACAAAATTTCAAAGGAGTTGGGATTCCTTCATCTGTATTAACAAGAGCAAACACAAATACAGCTGATGTTAATGCTGTTGAAGTTGGTTCTTTTACAGACCAATTAGAAGCAAATTTAGTTTTAGCTAGTGCTGGAGCTCAATTTTATGCTGGTGTAAACAATTACAAACTTCCTGTATTTAGTGGGATAGATTCAACATGGGTTTCTGAAGATGGAACATCTGGAACAGTAAACACTAATGGAACTACAAGCTCAATTACTTTAAGTCCGAAAAAACTTATATCTGTTGTGAATATGAGTGCTGAGTCAATGATGCAAAATGCAGGTTTAGAAGCTGCTTTACAAAGAAACATGGCTCAAAATATTGCTGCTACATGGGAGCTTGCTTTATTAGGTGATTCTGATATTACTAATGCACCAACATCTATCTTTTTAGATGCTGCTACTCAAACTGTTGCTGGAGCTGCTCCAACAATTGCTGAGATATTAAACATGGAGTCTACATTAATAACTAATGGAGTTAATTTAGAAGGAGCTAGAATGGCTTGGATTTTAGATGGTGGAGCTTTAACTGAAGCTAAATCACTTGCTCAAGTTTCATCTGTATCTCCAGCATATGATAATTTTGACAAGAGATTCTGTGGTTACTTTGCATTCTCTACATCAAACTTAGGTGCTGGGTCTGGTTCTGGAACTAACTATTTATTAGGAGATTTTTCTAAAGTGCATCTAGCGCAATTTGGAGGTTTAGATATTTTATTTGACCCTTATACAAATGCTGCTACTGGACTTCCTAGAATGATTGTAACTAGTCTTTGTGATGGTGACGCGGTACAAAATGATACTGCATTTGTTAAGATTGATAACGCTTAATAAATAATTTTTTTAATAATTAAAGGGCTGGTTAATATAGCCGGCCCTTTTTTTTAATACTAATTAATATGCATAGAAGCTTAAAATTAATAACTGCTGCAGTTAATCCTTTATTTACTACAGCTCAAGCAAAACAACATTTAAGAGTTGATACAACTGCTGATGATACTATTATTGACAATTTAATATTAGCTGCTACTCAATCGTGTGAAATTTATACAAACAGATATTTTATCACAACTGTTGTTGAACAGTATGCAGATAATTTTAATGGTTTACAACATTTATATAAATCTCCAGTTGCTTCAGTAACTCATATTAAATATTATGATAATAGCGATTCATTACAAACTTGGGCTGCTGCTAATTATATTGTAGATAATGTTTCACAGCCAGCTAGAATTGCTTTAGCAGTAAACAAATCTTATCCAGCTGTATCTGATAGAATAAATGCTGTTGTAGCTAAATATGAAGTTGGTTATGGAGATAATTCTTCAGATGTTCCAGAAGGTATAAGACAAGCTGTTTTATTATGTATTGCTAATTGGTATGAAAATAGACAAACTGTTGTAACTGGAACAATAGCAACTGAACTTCCTTTATCTAGTCAATACTTATTAAATCAATATAAGATTCAAGTATGTTAAGCGTTGGCCAACTAGATAGAAGAATTGAAGTCAAAGCTCCAGATTATACTCAAAATAAATTTGGAGAAAAAACTACTACTTTTGCAACTGTATATACTTTATGGGCAAAGGTAGACTGGAAAAGAAGTGATAGAGGAGAAGAGAATCAAGAGCAAACACAATCTACAGACGTTGTATTTTACGTTAGAAATGTAGGTGTAACAATATTAGGGACATACCAAATAACATATGATAGTAAAATATATATTATTCATGGTATAAAAGAAATTGATGGTAGAGATAGATTTTTAGAAATTGTAACAAAAATTAAAGATAATCAATAAATGGCTACAACAAAAGATGGTTTTAGTTTAGATGTTAATCATTTGAATAAACAAATAAAAGCTATAGAAGCTATTTTTCAAGAATTACCAAAAGAGGTTAAGAAGGATGCTGTATGGGCAAAGTTTTGGAAAAAACAAACCAAACCTTTAGCTGAAGCAGCTGCAAAAAATGCTCCAATTGCTGAAAAAGATTATAAATATCCAAGAGGTGGTGGAATCGTAAAAAAAGGAACTCTTAAAAATTCAATAGAGTTTTTTAGAACTAGAGCATCAAAAGAGCAATTTGGAGGTTATGTAGGGCCGAGAGTAAAAGGAAAGTTTTCAAAAGAAAAAGGAGGATGGTATGGTGCATTTGTTGAGTATGGAAGCGAGGTGAAACATTATGGAAAGTTTTATGGAAAAGATAATGCATTTATGAAAAAAGCATGGAATGAAAAATCGCTTACTGTTATGGATGGAGCTACTCAAGGAGCTATAAAAATTTTTGAAGCTGCAGTAAAAAAACATAAAAAGAGGTTGGATAAATATGGCAAATTAGGATATTAAAAATGAATGTAGGTAGAGCAATATATAAA